AAGAAGTACCAAGTTTACTCTGCCAACAGAATCTCAAATGATGGCCATTCGGAGATCATCAACATCGTTGCGCTGTCACCAGAAGATGCGGAGAGCCGTGCCAAGCAGCACCACCTTCGTCTCTGGGATGACAGGTTTGAAGACATCCAAGAAGTGAGCTTCAAGGCTATTGATCTGTGGAACCGTCTGTGGGAGAATGCGGTCAAGTCGGGTGAGCCGGGTATCTTCAACCTGTCTCTTACGAACCGATACACCAACATGTCGTACTTCCTCCGCATGAACGCCACTAACCCTTGTGGTGAGATTCCGCTGGATTCGTATGCTAACTGTTGCCTGGGTCACGTTAACCTCGCTAACATGGTGAACGAGGAGCGTGATGATCTGGACTGGAACCGTCTCGCCAGAACTATTCGAACTGGTATTCGTTTCCTCGACAACGTGCTGACGGCTAACCACTACCCTCTTGAGGAGTGTAAGATTGCAGGTGATCGCTCGCGTCGCATTGGCTTGGGCACCATGGGTCTGCACCACATGCTTATCAAGCTGGGTGTGAAGTATGGCACCGACAAGTGCATTGAGTTCCTTGATCGTCTCTACACAACTATTAGAAACGAAGCTTACCTTGCCTCGGTTTACATTGCCCGTGAGCGTGGTTCGTTCCCCGAGTTTAATGCTCGCAAGTATCTCAATGAAGAGTTCGCTAAGACTCTGCCTGCGCGTATCCGAATGCTCATTAAGGAGCATGGTATTCGCAACGCTGTGATGCTTACGGCTGCTCCTACGGGGACTGTCTCCATGGTGCATGGTGCCTCGACTGGTATCGAGCCGATCTTCGCTCCGATGTATAACCGTCGCTACCGCGAGGGTAATACTTGGAAGTCGCAGATGGTCCTCGACCCCATGTTTAAGGAAGCTCTTGCTGATGGTGGCGATGGTCGTCACATTGTTGGCTCTTACGATATCACCCCCGAACAACACATGGCTGTCCAGGCGTGCATTCAAAAGTATGTTGACAATGCGATCAGCAAGACCATCAACCTGCCTAATGATGCAAACCATGAGGTCGTTTCCAAGATGGCTCTCAAGTTCGCACCTTACCTCAAGGGCATGACGGTCTACCGTGCTGGTTCGAAGGGTATGGAGCCTCTCGAAGCTCTCCCTCTCACTGACGAAAACATCGCCAAGGCAAAGCAACTTGTCGCTACTGAGCAAGCTGAAGCCGAGCGTGTGATGGGTTCCTGCACGATTGACGGGGAGTGTGGGGCGTAATGCCTTACTACAATTACTACTGTTTGGAATGTGAAAAGGAAGAACTCCGTCACATTCCAATCGTAGACGGGACCTACACTGAACAAGTTCTCGTTAGTAGTCTCAGTCAGGAGGAAGCTGATGCTCTTCCTGATTGGGATGATCCTAGAGATTACGAAGTTTATGAAGAGGTTGAGTATGGCGACATGCCACCTGATGTGGTAAAGTGCTCATGTGGATCTAACGCTGACCGTCTTGTCACTGGTGCTCCAGACATCAAGCACGGCCTTAACTCTTATCATGCTAAGAAGGAAAGAATGAGGTATGCTATTCAAGGCATGGATAAAAAGCAGGCTGAGAAGTTCTACAAAGAGTCCTGTGAAGCCTCGAAGGAGAGAATGAAGACAGGTGATCAGCATTACAAGCAAGTCGTTCCAAACTTTAAAGTATTAGAGAAGCAGGGTGTGGTGAAGAGGAGAACAAAACAAGATCACACAGAGATGGCTCAACGCCTGAAAGAAAACAACCGTGTCCTAACCAAAGACGGTACCGTCGGAAAAGCAGCTAGGAAAAAGTAAACCCCAGACCTATCATACACTATGCCCTACCACATCAGCGACAACACCAAGCGTGGTTGTCTCTATCTCCTTAAGAAGGACATTGAGTTCTTCTCGGAGATTGTTCCTCTTCTTAAGCCTGACTACTTCGACTTCCCTGCATACAAGAATGTTTTCTTGGGTGTAAGGAATTACTACGACAAGTATCGTAAGCTCCCTTCTGATGGTGTTCTGCCAGACTTCATCAATGCAAGTGTGTCTGGTGCCGCAGATGCAGGTATAGACTACGAGAATACTATTGCTGAGATTAACACGATTGATAAGTCGTGTCTTGGTGATCGTGAGTTTTTGCTTGATACTGTTGAGGAGTTTGCTCGTCAACGTGCGATGGATCAAGCTGTTCGTAAGGCAATGGTCATCCTTAACGAAGAGGGTGAGATTGCTGAGGTTGAAGAGCTTGTAAAGAATGCACTTCTCGTAAACCGTAACGTAGATGTCGGACAGGAATACTTTGAAGATGTCCATGCTCGTCTACTTAGATCCTACCAGGAAAATAATGAGAACAAGATTGGAACAGTATTCACGACTCACGACCGGCACCTCGAAGGGGGCTTGGCGGCTAAAGAGCTTGCTATTGTGGTTGCTCCCCCTGGTGTTGGTAAGTCTCTTTATCTTGTAAACCAAGGTGCTCACGCGATTTACGAGGGGAAGAATGTTCTCTACGTGTCGCTTGAGATGAGCCAGGATAAGATCGCAGGCAGGTTCGACTCGGTTCTTACTGAGATCCGTAACGCTGATCTTAAGAAGCCTCACGCGCAGTTGAAGCTTAAGGACCGTCTGCATGAAGTAAAGGAAAAGACGAACGGTAGACTTCTGATCAAGGAGTTCCCTACGGGAGCATCGAACGTCAACCAGCTTCGTGCTCTCCTTGTCCAACTCAGGCTTCACAAGAATTTTGTTCCTGATCTGATTATTGTAGATTATCTTGAACTTCTCAGACCAAACCGTATAATTGACTCTGAGTATCAGGCTCAACAACGCATCGCAGAAGAACTTCGTGGTCTTGGTGTGGAGCATAACTGTCTGATCTGGACTGCATCTCAAACCAACCGTCAGGCTCGCAAGGTCAACATCATCACCGATGCTGAACTTGGTGATTCCTACGGTAAGATCAGACCAGCAGATTGGGTTATTTCTCTGAATCAGACTCAAGAAGAGTACGACGAAGGTTCGATGAGAGTCTTTGTTATTAAAGCCAGAGACTCGAAGCAACACTACCTAATTAACGTGAGTATCGACTACTCCACTTTACAGATGAGAGAACCCTCCCATGAAGAACAACACTCCGAGTGAGTTTCCTTTTATCAAGGAAAAGAAACACATCTACAACAAATTTATTGAAAAGGAGATCACCCATGTAAATCTTGGGTGGGCTTCTTTTATCATTGAACTGCATTCTGATCTTCACCAGGATGACCAGAAGGTAGATGGTGTCTGCATTTGGGACGAATATAAAATCAAACTTGAGATGAATCTCTCTGATTCTGATGCAAGGGAGACTATTATACATGAAATCTACCACTGTATGCTTGAAGGTGCAGGACTCGATGAAAAGAACTTCGATTCTCAAAGGATGTTCTTGACCAACGAGCAGCTTGTGGTAGCATTGTCCAAGCAGACGATGACTCTGCACAACCTCAACCCTAAACTCTTCGCAACGATCTATGGTTAGTTACATCACAGTAAACCAAAATCTTGGTGTTCCTTTTCTCAATCATGAAGTCTATGATGAGATTTGTGTTCACATTGGTCGTCTGGCAAGCGATCCTACTCAGGTCGCTAACCAAATGTGTGAAATTCCGACCGTGTATGCCTATTATTATGGTATCATGATTCGTATCAAGCGACTTCTCGACGACGCCGAAGAGAACTTTGAAGAGTTCAAGGCTACTGCTCGGACTGAGAAGCGATCCGAAGGTGCCAAGCTCACCGCTGTCGCTGGTGAGGACTACGTAAACTCCCTTGAGGAGTCTCAAAACTTTACTTCTGAAATTCGTCATCTCCGAGAGTCTTACGGTTATGCCAAGGGCATCTGTAATACTCTGGATATGAAGAAAGATATGCTTGTCCAGCTTTCCGCTAACAGTAGGCAGGAATCCAAGCTTTACCAATAACTTGTTAGCACTCAATGCAGAAATAGCCCAAGGATAATAATATGGCAAAGACACTAGCAGAACTCCGTGAGTTGCACAAGAACATGAACACCGAGACCAAGAAGAGCACGGGCTCTTCCAATGGTTTCTGGTCGCCTTCGGAAGGGGATAACCTCGTGAGGTTCCTTCCGGGTAAGGATGATCCCCTGGATTTCTTCGTGGAGGCTTCTCTTCACGCCCACCAGGATGATCAGGGTAAGTGGAACTACTACAAGTGCCGCAAGACCGAGCAGGAGCGTTGCCCTGTCTGTGATTTCTACTACGATCTGTGGAAGCGTCACAACGCGATGGGTATGGGTCGTGACGACGATAGCAAGTACAATGCTATGGCTCGCATGATCAAGCCTCGCCCTCGATTCTACAGCACTGCTGTGATTCGTAAGCTGCAAGAAGAGGGTGATGATAGCCCTGTGAAGATTCTCAGCATGAGCAAGCAATTGTTCGACCGTGTGATGGCTGCTATGATCAATGAGGATTTCCAAGATGAGGATGATCCCGATAACAGCACGATCATCTCGTTGGAGCGTGGTAACGACTTCAACATTCGCATGACCAAGCAAGGTCAATGGCCTAGCTACGTCGAGTCGTCTGCTAAGTACAAGAAGACTCGTGCTGGAACTCCGTCTGAGGTCGCTGAGTGGATGGAGAATGAACTGGATATCAAGTCCCTTGGAGGGATTGATAGCTACGAGCAGGGTAATGAACTCGTTATGACGCTTGAAGCGTCTCTGAACCCTGTCAAGACCGAGACCACCTCGGACAATCCTCCGTGGGAGGAAGGAGATATCAAGGTATGATTAGTAAGAAGTTTTGGATCCCTGCACTGCTCGCCGCAGTGCTGGGGATGTCGTGTGCATCGTGCTCCCTGTTGGAGCGTGTGTTTGGAGACAAGGTTGTCACCACTATCAGCAATGTGAAGGAAGAAAATAAGCAGAATGCCGTCCCTGCCGATCTAGGTCTTCTTCCTCCTAAGGTTGCAGATAAGCTCGCTGAGAGTGGTGAAACGCTTGTGATTGTTGGTAAGGATGAAGTTGTTGATCCGACTGAAAAGACCATTGAACTGGTCAACCCCAAGCAGGATTGGGCTGAAAATGCCGTGGGTATTGGTTTGGGTGTAGCCAATGCTGTTTGGCCGGGTGTCGCTGCTCTCGAAGGTTTGGGAGTTCTCTTCTCGCGTCGAAAGAGAAAGCACTACAAGGACGCTATGGTCTCTGCTGTGCCTGCAAATGGTAAGATGGAACTGAAGGATGCTGTGGTCTCGCTGGGTCGAGCGATAGGTGTTGCACACAGTTCAGAGGCTTCCAAGGAAGCGTATGAAGGAGAGCAGAAAGCGGCAGAGTAAAAAACAATACGTGTAGTCTAGATGAAGTTTCTAACCCAGGTCTTCGGATCTGGGTTAGTTTTTTTTATACATAGGACTATTATCTCTTTATGCGAAAGTTGAAGA